TTAAATGGCAACTATGAATTACTAGATCAGGTTCTAAGTTATAAACCTAGATTGCTAAACATTACTGGCGGCGAACCACTAATGAATACCAAGATGATTAGCAAGTTACAAGATTATCCTCATAAAGAAAAAACAAGTTTAAGTTTCGTAACCAATGGAAGTGTTAATATATCTGAGATAAGTTTAGAATTACAAGGATTTAAGCACTTAAATTTCGTAGTCAGTTTAGATGCATGGGGCGATGCAAATGATTATATTAGGTTACATAGTGACTGGAATGATATTATTTCAAATATATTAGAAGCAAAGTCACATGGCATTAATATACAAATTCAAACCGTAATACAAAGCATAGGTTTAGAAAGTTTACCGCTGTTAGTAAACTGGGTTAAAGAAATGAACTTTGAACATAATTTCAGCTATCTATATTCACCTTGGCAGCTAAGCTGTGATCTTTTGCCACCAGATTATATTAATAATTGCTTAGATAATATAAAAGATGATACAGTTACCAGCTTTATAAAGAAAAATTATCAACATAAAAATAATAATTTAAACAAATTAAGCGCATTTATTAAGTGGCATGAACGCAACACTAACTTAAAACTAGCTAATATAAATCCACTATTAGAAAATATCTTGACTTATCAATAGTCTTAGAGTATAGTAATACTATGTCAAACTTGTTTAAAAAAGCAGCGGTTTTTACCGACCTTCACCTTGGCTATAAACAAAATAGCCAATTGTTCCTCAATGACTGTGATCGTTATATGGATTGGTTCTTGGATTTAATCAAGACTCAACACTGTGACACGATCCTATTTCTCGGAGATTTTCACGATACTCGCAATAGTTTGAATATTAACACAATGGATCATTCTATTCGTATCCTAAATCGTCTTAACGATATTGGATTACGAGTGTTATTCATTCCTGGCAACCATGATCTTTATCATAAAGATCGCAGAACTGTTACTTCTATTCGTTATATTGAAAAGTTCAAGAACATTGAACTTGTTATGGACCAACATACAGAAGGCGATGTTACCTTTGTTCCTTGGCTAATTGGCGAAGAACATAAGAATATGAATAAGATTAAATCACGATATGTGATGGGTCACTTTGAATTACCGCAGTTTATGATGAACGCAATGGTAGAAATGCCAGATCATGGGGGATTGAGAAGCGATGATTTCGGAAATGTTGGAACGGTTTTTACGGGGCATTTTCATAAGCGCCAACGGCGGGGAAATGTACATTATATTGGCAATGCTTTTCCTCATAACTATGCTGACGCTTGGGACGATGCTCGTGGGGCAATGATCCTTGAATGGGGACAGGAGCCTCAATATCATGATTGGCTTGAAGGTCCACGCTATCGTATCCTTACCCTATCACAGCTTCTTGATTCACCTGACACACATCTGAGTGATAAGACTTATGCTCGTGTTAATATTGATATTAACATTTCGTATGAAGAAGCAACTTTCATCAAGGAAGAAATGGCTAAAACCTATATGGTTCGTGATTTGAGTCTTATTCAACATCGTGGCGAAGTATTAACAGAAAACGCCATCGGTGATGTTAAGTTTGAATCTGTTGACCAAATTGTCCTAAGCCAAATTCAAAACCTTGATACGCAGCATTATGATACACGGCTGCTCATGGAAATTTACAATAGCCTTTAACTGTGGTATATTAAAAAATGTTAAAAATTAAAAATCTTACTGCTAAAAATTTCATGAGCGTGGGAAATGCAACCCAAGCTGTACACTTTGACCGTAGTGACTTAACACTAGTACTCGGAGAGAACTTGGATTTAGGAGGTGATGATACAGGTGCTCGTAATGGTACAGGTAAAACTACCATTATCAACGCTCTAAGTTATGGTCTCTACGGTCAAGCCCTTACTAACATCAAAAAAGATAATCTGATTAACAAGACCAATGCTAAAAACATGGTTGTTACGATTGATTTTGAAGTTAATAATAGGGCTTATCGCATTGAACGTGGTCGCAAACCAACGTTTACTAAGTTGTATATTGATGGCGAAGAACAAACTGGCTATCAGGATGATAGTCAAGGCGATAGCCGTGAAACACAAAACGATATTGAGCGATTGCTTGGTATGTCGCATGATATGTTCAAGCATGTTGTTGCTCTTAACACTTATACAGAACCATTTCTAAGCATGAGAGCCAATGATCAACGACAGGTTATTGAACAGTTGCTTGGTGTTACTATTCTTAGTGAAAAGGCAGATGGTCTTAAAAATCAAATTAAAACCACAAAAGACCTAATTCAAGAAGAAAAGATTCGTATTAAAGCGCAGCAAGATGCAAATGAAAGAATTTTGCAGCAAGTTGATGCTCTTAAAAAACGCCAAAAGCTATGGCAAAGCAAGTATGACGAAGATGTTAATAAGTTAGAACGCAATCTTATTGATTTGTCTAGCATTGATATTGAAAAAGAAATTGCTAATCATAAAACTATATCACTTGTTAATGCTATGAAGCAGATTGAAAATCAGCTTAACAGCGCAAAGACTCGTGGTCAAATGTGGCAACGCAAGAACGATGATGGTTGCAAGCAGCTTAATGATAAGATTATTAAGTTGGCTAATATTGATATTGATGCAGAAATTGCCAATCATCGTGCGCTAGCTGATTATGATCAGAAGATACAGCAAATTAATGAAGCAAAGAAGTGGATTGCATCCATTGATGCTGCCAATGCCAAGGAAGAAAAAACACAAGCTAAGTTAAAGAAAGAGATTGAAGACCTTAAAAACCATAAGTGTTATGCTTGTGGTAGCGAACTTCATGATGATAATCAGGCAGATATTCTTGCAGCAAAAGAAAGTGCATTGCGTGAAAGCGCATTGCAATTTATTGCAAGTGAAGGTCAGCGAATGGATCATTATGATACCATTAAAGAAATTGGTGATGTCGGTGATAGACCAACTGTCATCTATAAAACTCTTGAAGAAGCCCTAAGCCATCGTGCAACACTTGATGAATTGCAAAATAGTTTAGAAAGTCAACAGTCTCAGCCCAATCCATATGATGAAGAAATTGCTCAGTTAGAAACAAAGCTTGCTGATAATACTATTGAATATAGTGAGGATATCTATAATCTTAACTATGATAGCTTAGAGCAAGCCTTAGAGCATCGCAGCATTGTTGATCAGTTGGCTAATACCTTAGAACAAAAACATAACGAAAGCGACCCATATGTTGATCAAATCAATGATATGGAAACAAATGCTGTTATGGAGATTACGTGGGATAACATTAATAAACTTACACAAATGCAAGAACATCAAGAGTTTTTGTTGAAAATGCTTGTTAGCAAGGATAGTTTTGTTCGTAAGAAGATCATTGATCAAAACCTTGCTTATCTTAATAGTCGTCTTGGTGCTTATCTCAGTGCTATTGGATTGCCGCATGAAGTTAAGTTTATTAACGATTTAAGTGTAGAAATCACTGAACTTGGTCGCGACCTTGACTTTGATAACCTATCTCGCGGTGAACGCAATCGTCTTATTCTTTCGCTATCATGGGCTTTCCGTGATGTGTGGGAAAACCTATATCAACATATCAATCTGCTCTTCATTGACGAATTGATTGATAGTGGCATGGACGCAAGCGGTG